GAAAAATCTGCTGCGCGACAAATGGCTATACTACAACGGCAAGATGGACCGTGAACAGCTTGAGCATAAAGGTTGGGATCCTGATCCCTTTGATGGGTTGAAGATCATGAAGGGTGATATGGATTACTACTATGACTCCGATCCAGAGATCCAGCAATCTATCGAAAAAATTACGTACTGGAAAACCATTATAGATACACTAAATGAGATTATGGAGAATATCAAATGGCGCCATCAGACGATATCTAATATCATCAAGTGGAAGCAATTTGAAAGTGGGGGTTGATGAGTGACATTACAGTCGGTCTAAAAGACTATAGTATGTTAAAAGTTTCCTGTGAAAGAGGAGTAGCCGCAGAATTGAGCGACTACTTCTCTTTTTTTGTACCTGGCTATAAGTTTATGCCCGCGTATAAAAACAGAGCATGGGACGGCAAGATCCGTCTCTACAATGCTTTGCAGGGCGAGCTCAATGCTGGTCTGTTTGTGTATCTTATGGAGTTCTGCAAGGAGCGTGGATATGTAATCGACGTTGAAGAAACTGATTATGGCTTCCCGTTTAGTAAGACTCAGGTGGAAGATGACTTCTTAAAAGAGTTCTACGAACACCTCAAATTACCGTATGAGATGCGTGACTATCAGCACGATGCGATCAAGACCGCAGTGAACAGGAGACGCGGTGTTTTCATTAGTCCTACGGGCTCTGGCAAGTCGTTAATCGCGTATAGCTTAACCAGATTTATCATGGGTGCAGCTAAAGGTAAAGTGCTGATCATTGTTCCCACAACTTCGTTGGTTGAGCAGATGCATAAAGACTTTGTCGATTATGGCTGGGATGGTGAGAAGGTCCATAAGATTTATTCAGGTAAAGATAAGACCACAAAGAAACGTGTTATCATTTCGACTTGGCAATCCATCTATAAGTTTCCGAAGGCTTGGTTCGAACAATTTGATGGCGTGATTGGTGACGAGTGTCACGGATTTAAATCTAAGTCTCTCTCTTCTATTATGAACAAGTCTACAGAAGCTAAGTACAGATTTGGATTGACAGGAACGTTAGATGGAACCCAGACCCATAAGCTGGTGCTGGAAGGTTTGTTTGGTCCTGTCTATCAAGTTACTGTAACAAAGAAGTTGCAGGATGATGGAACACTAGCTCCTCTCGACATCACTGTTATAAACATGGTCTATAGTAATGAAACGCGGCAGGCTTTTGGGTCTAAGACATATCAAGATGAGATTGACTTCATTGTCAAGCATGAAAAGCGTAACAAGTTTATTCGTAACCTAGCCTTATCGCAGACCGGTAACACACTTGTATTGTTCCATCGTGTTGAAAAGCACGGGAAGGTTCTTGTGGATCTAATCAGAGACAAGGCTGCAGAAGGCAGACAGATATTCTATGTCTCTGGTGAGGTCGCTACAGAAGATCGCGAAGCTATCAGAAGAATCGTTGAGACTCAAAAAGATGCCGTGATTGTAGCGTCAATGGGCACGTTTTCTACAGGGATAAATATAAGAAACCTCCACAACATTGTTTTTGCTTCTCCAAGTAAATCACAGATCAAAGTGTTACAGTCTATCGGACGAGGTTTGCGTAAATCAGATGATGGTTCTACCACAAAGTTATTTGACCTGGCAGACGATTTACACTGGAAGGAACGTAAAAACTTTACTCTATTGCATTGTTTTGAACGTGTTAAAATATACAAAAAAGAACAATTTAATTATACAATAACACAGGTGAATATAGAATAATGGAAATTAAACAGTTTAAATTATCCTCAGGTGAAGAAGTTATCTGTGAAGTTCTTGAGTGGCCGAATGATGAGGAAGATGAAGTTGACATTGTAGTTCGTAATGTGTTTAGAATTGTTGCAATTGATCAGACAGTCTCAGGTAATAGATACTACACTTTTAAGCCATGGATGGTCTTTCAAGACGAAGCAGATATGTTTCAGCTAATCAATAATACTCATGTGATTGGTGAAGCCAATCCTTCTCAGAAGCTTCTGGAACAATACTTTATTGCCATTCGCGGTGAGTCTAGTGAAGACTCAGAAGCAGCTCGAGCTGAGATCGAAAAGAGACTAGAGGACTATATCAACAATCTTCGCAATATGATCTCAGGACAAACCCAAGATACAAGTGATAGTGGTGACGATAAAGTTATTAAGTTTCCTGGAGGAAGGACTCTTCATTAATGTATGATGAAGATGCGTGGGTAACATATCCACACCATCACAATTGGTTCAATAAGCTATTCGTAGCTGAGCAAATGGGATACAGGTGTGGCCCATGTGGCTTTGCACCATCTAAATCTGACTACTATATTGTGCGACCTATATACAACTTAGGTGGTATGGGTGTTGGCACGTCTATTGAGTTTATCGAGGCTGATGACTACACAAAGGTTCCTCCTGGCTACTTCTGGTGTGAAATCCTGCTTGGCAAACAATATTCTGCTACATACGAATTCAAACATGGTGGCATTGGCAACAGTAAACCCTACTGGGAACCTATAGCTTGTTGGGAAGGAGTCAAGGCTCCTGGCAGCTTCTCTAAGTTTACTAAGTGGACTCGTAGCTCATATGTGCCCGAAGTGCCTAGAGCGTTCAATATTCTCTCGGATGTAAAGCGTATCAATGTTGAATTCAAAGGCAACTCTCCATTTGAAGTGCATCTAAGAGATACACCAGACCCAGACTATGACGAGCTGATCCCCATATGGGAAGATAATAGCAGCTTGGTTGATGAGCTGACATCTCAAGGATATCGCTGGATCGAATCTCATGATGACTCTAATGGTTTCCTCAAACCAGCCAGACTAGGTTTTATGGTCAGGTAATTGACCGACTGCTAACAACCGCAGATTTATTATACCCTGGATTTCTATTCTGTCAACAGTTATTTTTGCTGTTGTGTAATTATCTGATCTAAACTATAATTTCATAATATTGTGTGTAAGGATACTAATTATAATGGCAAAACGTGAAAGTATTCATTATGTCAACAACGCTAAGTTTTCACAAGCAGTAGTTGAATATTGTACAGAGCTACAAGCAGCTAAGGCTGCTAGGAAGAATGACCTTCCAAAGGTAACAAACTATATCGCTGAGTGCTTCCTTAAGATCTCTGAGGGACTATCTCATAAACACAATTTTATCCGCTACACATATCGTGAAGAGATGGTAATGGATGCAGTGGAGAATTGTTTACGTGCAATCGAAAATTATAACATTGAGGCCGCGACGCGTTCTGGCAACCCCAACGCTTTTGCATATTTCACTCAAATCGCGTGGTATGCTTTTCTACGTCGAATTGCAAAGGAGAAAAAGCAACAAGACATCAAGCTTCGCTATCTTTCGCAATCAGGGATCGAAGAGTACATCATAAGTGAAACAGGTGATGAAGCAGCGGTTCAAGTATTACAAACGTTTGTCGACCAGCTAAAAGATCGTATTGACAAGGTAAAAGAAAAAGATACAGACGTTAAAATGTTTGCTCGCGAAGAAAAGATTAGAGCAAAACGAGCTCATACAATTATTGTTGATTCAGACTTACAGGATTTTATGGAATGAAAACAGTTCTTCTTACCGGTGCAGAAGGGATGATTGGATCCCACCTTAGAGCCCACTTGATTAAAAATGGTTACTTGGTAGTTTCATTTGAAGGAGATGTAACTATCCAGAAAGAGTGGAACAAATATTCCCCAACCGATTACGTGATTCACCTTGCAGCTCTTGCAGGAGTTAGAGCTTCAATTGACGATCCTGAAACATTTTATCATAATAATGTTGGTGGGATGGAATGTGCTGTTGATTATGTGGATGGGACCAAGTGTAAGTTTCTCTATGCATCATCATCGAATGCAAAAGAGTGGTGGACTAACCCATATGCAACCACCAAGAAGATCAACGAGGTGCAGGCTCGTGTCCTGCCTAGATCAGTTGGCATGAGATTCCACACAGTATGGCCAGGTCGTGATGATATGCTTTACAAGCTACTTGAGGCTGGTAAAGTGAAATACATTAATGGGGATCACTATAGAGACTTCATTCATGTGGATGATTTGTGTGCTGCCATCTTGACTATTATGGAAAAATATAATAAAGTGAAGCCAGTAGTCGATATCGGCACTGGACATGCTACTCCTGTTCTTGAAGTAGCTAAGAAGTTTGGCTTTGATGGAGAAGTTCGTTGGGATTCTGCTCCACATGAACGCAAAGTGACTCTTGCAGATGTTGAGTATCTACTAAAGCTTGGTTGGACTCCTACAAGGAATATTTTAGTATGAAATTTGCGCTACTGAACGATACCCACTGTGGTATTCGTAACTCATCGGAGATCTTCCTAGACAATGCTGAAAAATTCTACAGCACTGTGTTCTTTCCCTACTTGGAGGAACACAACATTAAACACATCGTGCATCTTGGCGACTTCTTTGACAACCGGAAATTTATTAACTTTAGGGCCCTACATCGTCAACGGAAAATGTTTCTTTCAGAGCTCAGAACTCGACAAATTACCATGGACATTATTTGCGGGAATCATGACACCTTCTACAAGAACACAAATGAGCTTAACAGTCTGAAAGAGCTGCTTGGTCACTACATGGATGAGGTTCAGATTATCCATCAGCCTACTGAGATGCAGTATGGTGACATGACTTGGGCCTTGGTTCCGTGGATTGCTCCTGATAACGAAGCTCAGACAATGGAATTCCTTAGAACAACCAAAGCTACCCATATTGGTGGCCACTTTGAGCTAAACGGCTTTGAAGTGATGAAAGGTGTGGAGATGACACATGGAATGGAAACTAGTAGCTTGGATCGATTCGCCGCAGTCTATAGTGGACACTTCCACACAAAATCGTCCAGAAACAACATTCACTACTTGGGAACCCAGCTGGAGTTCTTCTGGAACGATGCCCACGACCCCAAGCACTTCCACGTCTACGATACCGAGACTAAGCAGCTATTATCGATTCTAAACCCTCATACACTGTTCAAACGCATCTACTATGATGACTCGCAGACTGATTACCTGCAGTATGATCTCAGTGATGTTGACGGAAAGTTTATCAAGGTTGTTGTAGTTAATAAATCAGACTTATTTACTTTTGATAGGTTTATCGATAGACTGCAGAGTCGTAAGATCCATGAGTTGAAGATCGCTGAAAACTTTAATGAATTCATTGGTGAGTCTGTTGCCGACAGCGATGTTTCGCTGGAAGATACTACATCTCTACTCAACAGCTACATCGATGCTGTGGAAACTGACCTTGATAAGGATCGCATCAAGACTCAGATGCACACGCTGATGATTGAAGCTCAGACTATGGAAATAGCATGATTGTTTTTGAAACGCTAAAGTGGAAGAACTTTCTTTCCACTGGCAATACATTTACCGAAGTCAACTTTACTGAACACTCTACGACTCTCGTGGTAGGCCAGAACGGTGCTGGCAAGTCGACAATGCTTGATGCGTTGTCGTTTGCTTTGTTTGGTAAGGCTCATAGAAACATCTCAAAGCCACAGCTGGTCAACTCTATCAACAATAAGGATTGTGTGGTAGAGGTTGTCTTTGTTGTATCTGGATCACGATTCAAGATTATCAGAGGTATCAA